TCCCGTCAATCGGTCGCTTGCTCGGCATCAAGAAGCCAATCAAGAAGTAGTGCTGATATGTTGGGGCTAGAACCCCGACAAGAGTTCGTTGCTAACGCAACCTAAACACAAAACCCCCTAGTCTCTTTTGGAGGAAGACTAGGGGGTTTTGTTTTGTGGCCTCGTCGTCTAGACCACGAATTACATCACGGCAGGTGAGGCTTGCCATTACGACCGAATTGGATGGTTCGCCCCACCTACCGCAACGACTTAGTTGGTCGCTACCGTGATGGACACGCCACCCTCGGTTGCCACCAAGCCCTCGATGACCGCACCCGAGATTGGGTCAATCACCACGTCACCGTTGAGGTCGGCAATCTTCTTGATTGTCGAGACATCGGCTTCACGCTTGACACGAATCCACTCGGTCTTGCCGTTCGCCTCTGCCCACTCAAGGAACGCATCGAGGTCGCCCACCGCCACCTTTGGCGCGGTGACACGGCTCGTGACCTTGCCATCGGGGAAGTCGAGTGACTTACGACCATCCTGCTCATCCTCACGGACCTTCATCAAGTAGTCGCCCACGAGAGTCTCAAGGTGGTCAACGACTTTCTGATTCTTGACGGTGTTGGCTTCGACCCAAGCGTTGATACGGTCGAGTTCGACCTGCGCCTGACGCTTCACCTCGTCAACTCGACGCTGTGCCTGTGCGATTCGACGCACGACCCACAACGCTTCGTCATCGTTGCTGATGGCGTAGCCATCGTTGCTAAAGTCCGTTGGTTCGCCGGACTGGGCGAGGAAGTCTTCGAGCGAGAGCTCAGGTGCATCCAACGCAGTTGTGAAATCAGTCATTCACATCTCCTTTTGTTTGGTACTTCATTACTACTAAACCTTACTATAGCCTTGTGACATTAGCAAGTATTAGTTCTTGCCCGACCCACGAACGTAGTCGGCGGCCGACTCGGGCGATGAGAAATCACCACACCGACCCGAGCGACCTGCATCTATGCGGTCATACGACAGGGCGTATGATGCCCCACGCTTGATGAGGTTCCACACGAACACGCCCTCACGGTGAGTAAAGTAATTCGTGTCGGGGTATGGCTTGTGCCAAAATCCATCGTTCGTCATTAGAAGAACTCCAAGATTTGCTTGTTCTCGGCGGCCTCGTTGAGCCCGTTGATAAACGTTCGGGCTTCGTCTTTCCACTCATCACCAAGGTCGGGAAACAACTCCTCCAACCTCTCGGCAAGAAGTGAGGCGTTGTACGGCAAGATAACGCCATCGCAATCCGAGTGATTCAGCAGAACGTCGAGGGCGTTGTGAACACCGGCGTTCCAAAGCCCCTCGATAACGGCATCATCGGGATTGGCAGTCTCTCGCCAACTGCCGACACCTGCCACTCGTGCGACCTCATCACGGAACGCGCCGAAGCGTGAATATGACGAACGCCAAATGGGGTCATCCTTGAGGTAAATACCCAATCCCATTACAATCCCCTCTCTTGGTCAAGGTACGAGTCAATAGCCTGCTGTTCGGCTAAGACCCTCTCGCTATATTCCCCATCATCCTCGGTGGGGGTGGGCAAGACGTAGGACAGTTTCGCAACCATTGAGAGGATGCTCACCACGAAGTCGAAACGCCACCGATTGTCGAACCCAACAATCGCATCCTTGATTGAGCCTGCGTGAGCGAGCGAAATCGCCGCCTCTGCCTGTTCGATTGAGGTGAACCCCGGGATTACGGCATTGTATTCGCCGTCTTTTACTCGAACCTCTACGGTCGCAAAGCCATCGGGCGTTGAGACAACGTTCCCGACAATCTCTACTGTGTCTATCCCTGCGAAAGCAAGGTCATCACCAAAGGTCTTTAGAACCTTAGTCACTTGTATCTCCTTATCACTATTACCATTATTGCTAGACCCTAGTTTAGCACTTAGGGTGTGACATAGCAAGAATCCTTTGGAAATAAAGGGGATAAGTATTACTTGACTATCCTCTAGTTAGTGCTAAGATGACTCCACTCGTTGTAATAGTTGAGTAGAAAAAGAAAGGTGAACCAAATGAGTTCATTATTTACCAAGGCTGTAAAAGCCGAAGCAAAGGCGCGTATCGCCGTGACCGGACCATCAGGTTCGGGTAAGACATATTCAGCGTTGATGTGGGCAACCACTCTCGCAGAGGGCGGCAAGATTGCCGTGATTGACACCGAGCGTGACTCGGCAAAGTTGTACGCCGACCGATTCGATTTTGACTCGCTCACGATGTCGGCCCCCTACCACCCCAATCGTTTGATTGAGGCGCTCAAGGCCGCCGAAGCCGAGGGCTATGCGTGTGTGGTGATTGACTCACTCACTCACTTCTACAACGGACAGGGCGGATTGCTCGAGCTCGTTGACCAAGCCGGGGCCGCCGCCAAGGGCAACTCGTTCGCAGGTTGGAAGGTGGCTACGCCAATTCAGCAGCAAATGGTTGATGCCATTCTGAACTTCAACGGACACATCATCGCCACGATGCGTTCCAAGACCGAGTGGACTCTCGAAAAGGATGAGCGCACGGGTCGCACCGCACCGAGGAAGGTCGGTCTTGCACCACAACAGCGTGATGGCATCGAGTACGAGTTCACCCTCGTTGTTGAGATGGACACCGACCACCGCACCATTATCGGCAAGACCCGTTGCGAGTCTCTCGCAGACAAGGTGTTCGCACCGAACAAGGGTGTCGAGGGTGCGGAAGAGTTCTTGACGTGGCTCAAGTCGGGCGACCCCACTATCACCTCGACCCAGCGCGACGTTATTGACGGGAAGATTCGTCAACTCACCGCCGCACAGCGCGCCGTTCTTGTCGGTCTGTGGGCCGAACAGGGATTGCCCAAAGTCGCCAACCTGCCAGCCTCACGCTACGAAGAAGTCGAGTCGTTGCTCAAGGATGTGGCACAGGCAACCTCGGCTCCCGAGGAAGTTGTCCCAGAGTAGGCGCATAAGCCCCTATACGCCTCTCTGTGGCGTTTGACCAATCCCCTCGGAGTATTTACTACTTCGGGGGGATTTTGGCATATAAGGCCCAAATAGGCCGTGCGCCGACTATCTCGTCAGGCTATTGTCGTGTTCCCTAAGAATCACACCACTCACGAAAGGGGCTTTTATGAGTGACGCAGGAAGAGCATACGTTGAGAAGCACTCACCATACACGGGCGCGTTCTTCCTTATCCACCTCCGCCTAGGCAACATTGAGAACGACACCTACAACCATCGCCTCTTCATTGGTGACGAGAACCTAGCGAAGTTGTGTCGTTGTTCCGTCAAGACTGTTCAGCGCGCAAAGGCTCAGATGATTGAGGATGGATTCCTACGTCTGCTAAAGCCCGCAACGGGTCGCAAAGTAGCCGAGTACGAGTTCCTCTTCCCCGAAACGAAGACCAAGGTTGAGGTCGCCCCGGTCAAAGAAGATGCTGAAATAGGTGGACAAATTGACCAGCCATTAGAGGTTTTTGATGACGGAATAGGTGGACATTTTGTCCGAATAGGTGGACATTTTGTCCGAATAGGTGGACATTTCGTCCCCGAGAACGAAGTCTCACCTATATATAGAAATAAAGAAGAAATAGAAGGTACGGAAAGTTCTTCGCTCAACCCTTCGGGATTGAGCAACTCAAGTCCGAAACCCAAGCCATACGAAACCGAGTTTGATGAGCTCTGGGCTCTCTACCCAAGACGGGTTGGCAAGGCAAAGGCATACACGAAGTTGGTAGCACTACTCCGTTCGGGCATCCCCCTCTCGGAAATCAAAATCGCAACGACTAACTACGCTAGGTTGCGGCAAGGGCAGGACAGTAACTACACTCTCCACGCCGCAACATTCTGGGGTCCGGGCGAACGATGGCGAGACTACCTACCCGATGGTGAAGCAATTGCCGAATCCGAAGAGAATGTTCCGAGCAAACAGAGCAAGGGTATGAACGCAATCCAAGCGTTCCTGAATCGTGGGGGTCACTAATGCGACGTGGTGAAATGGCGATTGTCTGTGCCATCTTGGTCGCAGCGTTCCCAGCGTGGGCTGCAACCGAGCAGACAATCGAGATGTACCTCGCTATGTTGGGCGACCTTGATGCCGAGCTCGTTCTTCGAGCCGCCCAAGATTGGGTTCTCAACGAAGAGAAGTTCCCGACCATCGCTGGCATCCGCAAGCGTTGTGCTGAAATCGCTGGTGTGCTTACGATGAGTGGCAACGAAGCGTGGGCAGAAGTATCCGATGCCGTTGACCGTTACGGTTCACACAATTGGAGTAACCTCCAACGAACACCGTGGTCGAACGAAGCGATTACTAAGGCGGTCAAGGCGATTGGTTGGTGGGAGATTTGCCAAAACACAAACCCATCAGCAGTTCGGGCGCAGTTCCTCAAGATGTACGCCGAGTTCACGGAGAAGCGGAACACGGCAACTATTTCGAGCCGAGGGTTCCAAATTGAGTCGGGCATTGTTGCGCTACCCAACTCAACTATGGTAGAGTCAAAAGCACTATCCAACTAAAGGAGAAACAATGTCCGATGTGACACCCACCCCCGCGCCAAAGCCGACCGGCTGGAACGCACTCAGCAGCAACAAGAAGATTGGCATCGTCGTTGCGGCGGTGGTGATTGTTTTGGCAATCATCGGCGCAAATAGCGGCGGAGGCAACAAAAGTAACAACACTGGAGGAAGCACTGGAACTACCGGAAACTCTGGCCCTTCTGCGTCCCAGCAGTATGCGACGTGGAAGACAACGTTTATGCCGGTTATTCAGCAGACTGAAGCCGACTACACGACTACGGTTGCGGCCCTGAACAACAATGATGTTTCGGGTGCTACCACCGACTTCGGAACGTTGTCGCAGGATGCCTCGCAGATTTCGGCTAACGCTACGTCACCCGACCCCACGCTGAACTCGGACCTGCAGAGCCTCGCACAGTCAATTCAGACTCTTTCGCAGGATGGCATTGGTGTTATCAACCAAACCACGCCACTCTCAACGTTCCAAGCCGACATCACGGCATACGAGAACGCTGCGAACGTTGCCACGAACCAAATCAACAACGACAACAACAGCCTCTAGTGGATGTCAAGCGGTGCGCCTCGTGCCGTGAGATTCTGCCTCTAAGCGAGTTCATACCTCGCCGTGATAAGCCCGACAAGTTCTTACCTCGTTGTAAGGCTTGTCGGGCTTTAGAGCAGAGGGCGAAGAACGATAAGCGTTTTGAGAAGCAACGTGCGAAAAACACACTTCGGTCGAGCTCGCCCAAATCACCACAGCCGATGAAGCGGTCAACGCTCAAACCAATGAGCGACAAACGCAAGGCGGTCAACGTCAAGCGTAAAGAAGCGATGCTCGCCCACTTCGGGCCACGAGAAACGTGGAAGTGTACGGTGCGAGACACAATTGGTACGCCCTGCTTTGGTGATATCAACGGTCACGAAATCAAGTCACGGGCTAGAGCCGGGCGAACCGACGAAAACCTTTTGGATATGTCGGGCATCATCCTCGTCTGTAATCACC